TACACAAGCGTTGCACCGAAGCCGAGCTGCTACAAGAGCGGCACATTCTATTTCTATGACGGTATTTTGGTGAATAACCGATACCGCATTACCAACACCGCCGCAAGGTGCGGCAAGCTGCCCGTGGGCAAGAATGTTACCGGCTGGGTGCCAGCCAGCTATTGCAACGGCGGCGGGATTACGACGAAGTGAGGAGGCGCAGCATTGGCAAGCACCAACAGAACCGGGCGCGTGAGTGCCATTGACTACGAGGCCGGAACTTACGAAGTGACCTACTTTGACCGGGGCAAGAGCGTGACCCGGCAGATAAACGCCATGAGCAACGGCGAATACAAAATGCCCTGCGTGGGGCAGGTCGTGAGTGTTGCCCACAACAGCAACGGCACGGCGGCGGGCACCACCACCGGCACGGTTTGGAACAAAACCAACAAACCGGCGGAGGGATACAAGGGCCTGTACCGCAAGGAATACGGAACCAGCCGCAAGGGGCAGGCGTACAGCCGGTACGACGAGAACACAGGCGTGTACACACAGTATGTGGACAAGCGCACCGGGCGCACCTGCAACGGTGAAATTTTCGACGAGGCAAAAGGCCCGGTAAGCGTGATTGCGGGCGGGCAGTTGCAGCTAAAAAGCAGCGGTGCCAGCGCCAGCATACAGGCCAAAACGGGCATGGGCATTGTGGCCGGAACTACCGTAGCCATTGAAGCGGGCACCTTTATGAGTTTGGAGGCCACCGGCGCTATGAGCATATCGGCGGGCGGCGACTTCAAGTTTAATATTGGCGGTGACAGCGAGGGAAAGCGCAAGGGCACCACGAAGCAAGAATACCTTGACGATGTGGAGCAGGAAGTGACCGGGGATGTAAAGCAGACCCTGACGGGCAACTTGGAACAAACCGTGACCGGGGATGTAAAGCAGACCATAACGGGCACCGTGACCCGCAATGTGACCGGGGATGTGACCCTTAGCATAAACGGGGCCAGCATTACGATAAGCGCGGGCGGCGACATAAGCATTACCAGCCCGACCAAGGTTGAAGTGAGTGCGCCGATCTTGAACGCCGAGGGTGCCAGCGGTGATGTGAAAGTGCAGAGTATCAGCCTTGTGCAGCACAAGCACACCAGCGCCGCGCCGGGCAGCGAGAGCAGCCCGCCGTTACCGTAAGGAGGTGCCAGATGGCAATAGGCAGTTTTATGGGCCGCGTGTTCACCGTGAGCCACACAAAGATTTTTACCCCCAGCAACCTGAAAGGCAGCACGGGGAGCGACTGGGCAACACACGAAGTCGTGGGCGGCAAGGCCCGCAGCGAGTGGGTAGGCCCGAAACTGAAAAGCTATACATTCGACCTTTTACTGCGGGCGCAGGACGGTGTGCCCCCGCGCAGTACGCTTGATTATTTCCAGCGTATGGCGGAGAGCAGCGCCGTGGATTGGTTTGTGGTGGGCGGGATTCCGCTTTCGCCCTACCCGTTCAAGATCGCGGACATAAGCGAAACATGGGACGCCGTGCTGCAAGGCGGTGTGCTGGTGGAATGTAAAGTGAGCCTGACCATTGAAGAATACCTGTAAGGAGGGCTGGGCGTGATTTTGGCAGACAGCCCGGTTATTGAGATTGCCGCCGGTACGGTGGACGACAGCAAAGCGCAGGAGGTTTACCGCAACCTGCAAGTGCTGTATGGCACCCACACCGGGGAGCAGGCTTTAGACCGGGATTTTGGCATTGACATAAGCACAACCGACTACCCGCAGGAGAGCGCCCAAGCGCTGCTTGCGGCGGAGTATGTGCGTAAAACCAAGATGTATGAGCCGAGGGCGCGGGTGGTGCGCGTTGAATGGACGGACAGCAAAGCCCACGACGGCAACATGACCCCAAAGGTGGTGATTGATCTTGTCTAATATCAGTGAACTGGCGAATGTGCCACAGATCAGTTTTATCGAGAACATGACCTTGCAGGAAACCGAGGAGCAGTTAAAGGCCGAGTACGCCCGGATTTACCGGGAGCAGACCGGCAAGGAGCTGGTGCTTGGGGAGGCCGACGCCAAGACCCTGCTGCTGAAAGCGTTTGCCCTGATCGAATACCAAACCATGCAGTACGCAGACATTAAGGGACAGGCAGAGCTTTTGAAAACCAGCACCGGCGAGGCACTGGACGCGCTGGTTGCGCTGTTGGGGCTGACACGGCAGGAAAGCAAAAAGGCCACGGCAAAGGAACGCTTTTTGCTGGCAGAGGCACGAGCCGACACCGTGGCGGTGCCCGCCGGTACGCGGGTGAAAACGCAGGGCGGGCGGTATTTTAATACGCTGGACTATGCGGAGATACCGCCCGGCGCAACCTATGTGGACACCATCGTGCAGGCGGAGGAGGCCGGAGCGGAGAGCAGCGGCATACTGGTCGGGGAAATCAACATCCTTGTTGACCCTATCCCGTACATAGCCAGTGTGAGCAATGTGGACGAAAGCACCGGCGGCCTTGATGTGGAGGACGACGACAGTTTGACCGAGCGGGCCTATTTGGCACCGAGCCGGTTTAGCTGCGCCGGGCCACGCGACGCCTACGAATACCATGTGCGGGAATGGCGCAGTGATGTGACGGATGTGCAGATCACCAGCCCGGCCCCGTGCGAGATTGCCATTTACTTTGTGATGGAGGGCGGGCGGCTGCCGAACGCCACGGAGCGGGAGGAACTGACCGAATATATCAGCGGCGAGAACCTGCGCCCGCTGTGCGACAAGGTGGTGTGCGTGGAGCCGGAGGAGGTGCCATACAACATAGCGTTTACCTACTGGATTGGCGACGGCGACCAGCGCAGTGCCGGAACCATACAGGAAAAGGTGACGGCGGCGGTGCAGAGCTACCAAAGCTGGCAGCGGCACCTTGGGCGAGATATTAACCCCACGGAGCTGATCGCCAAAATCCGCGAGGCAGGGGCCAAGCGTGTGAAGCTGACCGCCCCGGCGGATATTGTGGTAGGCAAAACGCAACTGCCGAAATGCACCGGGCAGACCGTGACATACGGAGGGCTGGAAGATGATTAAAGACCTGCGGGACGCCCGCCTTGTGGACGCTGTGCCCCGCGTGGTTGCCGGGCAGGACTGGGTGCGGGCGCTTAGCGAGGCAGTGGGTGTGCTGCACGAAAGAACGCTGCGCTATATCGACGACAGCCAAATTTACACAAGCCTTGACACTGCCACCGAACCCGTGCTTGACGCGCTGGCGATCAACTGGAAAGTGGACTGGTACGACACCGGGTACAGCGTGGAGCAGAAGCGCCGCATTATCAAGACGGCCCTGACGGTACGCCGCCTGATGGGCACCGTGGGCGCGGTAAAGCTGCAAGCTGACGCCATTTACCCCGGCACTATGCTGGAAGAATGGTTTGAGTACGGCGGGCAGCCGGGTACTTTCCGCCTGTATATCAATGTGACAGACACAACGGAGGAACACCCTGCGATTATTTACAGCCCGGCGGAAATGGAACGCCGCCTTATTACCGCAAAACGGTGGAGCGCCCACCTTGAAAGCCTTAGCTACATGGTGCGCCACACGCTGGCGACGGGGTGCAGGGTGGACAAGTGGGCATACACCGTGCCGGAGTGCGGCACGATCTACTGCGGCGTGTGGTGGATGCCTGCCACTTTGGGTTATACGGCACACCATGCGCTGTTGACAGGCGGCCAGCCGGGAGCGTTTGCTGTAA